AGTACGCACAGTTAATATCCGATTTAAGAAATGCCAATGCTGGATTAATAGGTTTTACTATTATGTTTCCAGAGGCTGATAGGTTTAAAGGTGATGAAGTATTTGCCTCATGGGTAAAAGATAATGGTATTATATTGGCTCAAGATGCAGATAATAGTGGAAGAAGTGCAAAGGCACCTTATGTGGGTACAGCTACGTTCGGTACAGGAGATCCTTTAGACCATGTCATAAGATATAAAGGACTGGTTACAAATATATCAGAGATAGAAGCTGGTGCATGGGGCCATGGATTAATAAATGGTATGCCAGAAGTTGATGGAATTGTAAGAAGAATACCACTGATATCTCAAATTAATAAAGAATTATATCCATCATTTGCATTAGAAACAATTAGAGTTTTAAATGAAAAAATATCCTATACAATAAAGGTAAGTGATATAGGATTAGAAAGTATTGTGTTAAGACCTTTTGAAATACCTACTGGTACAAATGGTTCTATATGGATTAATCCTAATTATAAGTTTACGGAAATAAACTACGGGACCAAGTTGGAGAACTTGGAAGGTAAGACTGTTCTTGTTGGACTAACGGCAAAGGGGTTGTCTTCCCAAATACCAACTCCTCAAGGATTAGTCTCGGCTCATCAGATTCAAGCTTCTTCAATACAGACGATACTGAATGGGGATCAAATAACCCGTCCTGTGTGGGCTGATATTGCTGAGATAATGCTTTCTCTTTTGGGGGCTGTTCTGATTGTGGTGGGAATATATTACCTTCCCGTTTGGGCATCTGCTGTGCTCTTCTTCTCCGTTGCAGGTTTATCTGCTTTCGGCGCATGGTGCGTCTGGAATGAATGGGGTATGCTCCTTGACCTTAGTTATCCACTAATATTATATATACTTTCTTTCACTTCAGGCTCATTCAATAATTTCTATAAGCAATTCATGCTCAGACAGCTGGTTAAGAAGCAGTTTGAAACTTATTTGGATCCTAGACAAGTTGCATTACTACAAAAAAATCCGGAACTTTTAAAACTTGGTGGTGAAAGAAAAGAGATGACCTTCATGTTTATGGACATTGTTGGATTTACTCCAATATCAGAACACTATAAGAATAATGATGACCCAGAAGGCCTTGTTGGTATTATAAATAATTATTTGGACCGGATGACTAAAATAATATTAAAGCATGGTGGTACAATCGACAAGTATATGGGAGACTGTATTATGGCATTCTGGAACGCGCCATTACCTTGTGATAATCATGCGGAATGTGCAGTTAATGCTGCAGAGGAAATTGTAGAAACAGCAGATGAACTTATTAAAGAACTTGAAACACAAGGTTTACCTAGGATTGATATTGGTATTGGTATTAACACCGGCACATGCATCGTCGGAAACATGGGATCAGAATCTAGATTTGACTATTCCGTCATTGGAGATGCCGTCAACCTTGGTGCTAGACTCGAAGGCCAAACACGCAATTATGATGGGGTACGAGTGTTGTTGGGCCCAGAAACATATCGAGGCTGTAAAGAAAGAGCATTCTCAGAAGTCGATAGAATCCTTGTTAAGGGTAAATCAGAAAAGGTTACCATATACACACCTCTCAATTCAACCGTTATTAGATAATAGAAGAATTGTAATTTTTACGGTATTGCAAGTTGCAGACCTTTACACAACGTATAGAGGTCTAAAATATGATTGTGTTAAAGAGCTGAATCCCTTTTTAGGTGAAACCCCATCACTAAATAGATTGGTACTTACTAAAGCAACAGTTGTGATTCCTCTTGTGCATTACGATATACAAAATGGTAATCTCACTAATCATACTCTAGATGAAGTAAATCTCTTAATGAGTATAGTGGTTGCGAATAACTATGACGTTTATCACAAAGTTAAAAAAGTGTGTAATAAAAGATAATACGTTATAACAAAATGATATAAGAAAAGTGTTGACAAATGTGATTTAGCCTTATATAATATACCTATATTAAATGATAAGGACTTATTATAATTATGCCAAACGTATTAATAGACGGCCAAATAAAAGGTAAAGATAACGTAGAATTATACGTCCACAATCTTTGCTATGCCTTAAATATCCATCGGATGAAAACCAAACTAATACAAGTATACTTTGTAACCAAAGCAGATGGTACTTTGGCTAATGCCTGGGGGTGTCCTAAAGAGGGTTATGCTGAAATTAATGTGGCACGGAAACCTGAGGGTGTACGAATACCTTACGAAGAATTAATGCAAAATCTAGCCCATGAAATGGTTCATGTAAAACAATTCTTCCGAAAAGAGCTTGATGGATCGAATTGGCAATTTAAATGGAAAGGTCGTAATGCCAATGGATATAAGTACGAGAACCAACCGTGGGAGCGTGAGGCTTACAAGCTTGAAGAGAAATTATATAAACAATGTTGGCCAACTTGACCTTCATGACCAATTGTAACATTCTGGTTACAAATATGTTACAATTATGAAACTTTTTTAAAAAAAGTGTTGACAAAGTGGATATAACGTAGTATAATATACCTATATTAAATGATAAGGAGTTAATATGAAAAACATAGTTATAAACACACAGTACATGGAGAATTACGGGACTAATTTAAATCCGTATATGAAATTTAAAGGTGGTTCCACATATATTGTCAAAACTCTTAATATTGCCATCAACGAGAATGAAGTTGCTACAATCGTGGCACAAGTCAGACCTCTTATTCAAATGACAATGGTCGATACTAACGGCGGTTGTGAAGAATACATAACAGATTTCAAATTATTTGACAGTATTGCAGATGCAGGTATTCCTGAATACGAAAATATTACTGAACTTTGGTTCGACGATAAGCCAGGTGGCGGAGAATGGAAGGCCATTAAGATTAGTGATAACCGTGGCGAGTATGGATTTATGAAACAAGAAATCTTTGAAAAGGTAGAGGCATGGACATGTGGTCTGGCTCAAGAAAGAAAGGATTATAATGTATCTTTCCTAATGGAAGATGGCGATGAGTGTTATGGCACTGACGAACTCAATGAGTGGTTTGATGCAAAGGAGGTAGCGTAATGAACAAGAAAATGCTTGATTATTTTATATCCATCATACTCATTGGTGGTCTTTTTGCTATATTAATTTACATGCTAATATTCACAAATTATATCCCCGATGTTCACGTCAGTCATTCTACAGGAGAATGCGTCAAAGTTATTAATTATGGAGACCAAGATTGGTCATGTGATAATCTTCCCTCCAAATATACACATATTTGGGTTCAATAATGATCAGAATATTACAAGAAATAACTGATTGGGGAGAATACAATATCTCTAACGGCACTTACTATGTTAACGAACATGGACACTTAGTTGCATATAAACCTGTGAATGGCGAGTATAAAGAATATAATAAGCCTATGAAACAGTTTTCAACTGCCCGTAGAAAATTCAAAGAATTGGGTATCATTGATGATGGCAATTCAGGCACACCAATAAAAGGTTCTAGGGGTAATACCTATTACCTTAAAGATGGCAGATGTACATGCCCTGGTTTTAAATTCAGAGGAACATGCAAACACTTGAAAAAAGTTGCATAAAAGTGTTGACAAGACATGCTAAATGTGATATAATATACATATATTTAAAGATAAGGAGTAAATATGAATCGATTAGATATAATTAAACAGGCCGCAGAAAAGGCCCAAATGAAGAAAGTCATTAAAGACCTTGACAGTAGAAAGGCTGCCATCAAGGAAGAAATGCGTCTTCATAAAAAATTAACCAAGTCAGTCAAGAAGGCTGAACACCAAGCCCCTAAAAGTCTAGAGGCATTTTCAGAAGAAAACCTTTATTACTCTGATAGAGAAACCAAGGATTTTCTTTCAGGTAGTTCCATTATGGACACGTATGAAGCAATGAGGTCTCAAGATGACTATTGATTGGGAAGTAATTAAAGAATTGGTTGAAAATAATCCAAACAATTATGCTTTGGGTGAAGAAATCAGAAAACTATATTGGCAATTTAGTAAGCCAAGAATAGTTGATGATGCTGGTTGTGACGTTGAGACAGGAAAATTTTTAGGATGATGTCTTTTAAGTTGGCAACTACACGCCTTGAGGCTCTAAAACGAGCAGAACTGGCGGCTAAGAATCCAGAATTTAAAACCCTTTGGGCTAATAAAAGGCAGGAGTTAATAGAATTATTACAATCAGGAAGCTCCTATGATGAACTATCAGGAGAATTAATATGATCGAATTAATATTAGGTTGGGCGTTTACAATAGGTTTACTAGTTCTGGCCTATGTTGGAATACATATGGTTTTTGAAAAAGACGCTGGAAAATATATACCCCTTGTATGGGAAAAAAACGGCCTTCTTGACAAATTATTAAAGCTAATAAGGAAATAAAAATGAGTAACGAAAATGTTTCTTATATGGAAATTTCATCATACTACGAAAAGAACCGTCAGGCTGATGTTGTTAGGTCGGTAGGACTTAACGAAAAGAATTATTGGGGAGTCCGGTACTGGGTTGATGGTAACCCATTAGGTATCGAATGGTACCCAACAAAATCTGCAGTATATGCAGAAGATGCAGCAGAGAATTATATTCTCGGGATTAAGGAGTATCCCTCAAATCCTGCATTATAAGTTTGTGAACCCTCTGACGGCCCCTTCAACTCCTTATCATGAATGCCGTCAGGGGGTTTACTTTTGAATAAATGCGTGGTATAATATACCTATATCAAATAAGGAGTAAATATGGTAAGTAAAGCATTAGAAAAGAAAAGAGTTAAGGGCAGGAAGAATCGTGTCACTATTGAAGATAAGTATTTAGGTCAAGAGCCATGGTGGGATGAAGATAATCCTCCACCTACTGATAAAAGTCCTAGAATGATCCAATGGACTAAGGCAGCGCATTGGTATAACTACTTTTATAAAGCCAAAGATTATATTCCATATGTTATCAGATATGCCCAAGAAGTTCATGGGTTAACCAAAGACGATATTAAAGCCATTAAGGCACTACCAGATTGGAAAATAAATTATAGTGTTAATGCAGTGGCTAGATTGCATTTTCGTGGATGGAATCATGAACAGCATATACATGATAGATTATTTGAAATCTTAAAAGAAAAGGTCATTGCAGGTAAAGAAATATTAAAAACAAAAAAGGAAACAGCCGCTACAGCCCCACCACCAATCAGTCCAGCTCAAAGAGCATATAATAACATGATAGAAACTGTACATGCAGATTGGGACGACAAAGTTGTTGATTCTTGGATAGATGGTAACTTTAAACCAGATTTTAATGTATATGAAATATGGAAATCTCATGGATTAAAAGGTAATGTAATAAATGCCTTTAAAGAAAAAGTCCAATATGAATATGATATTATTGCCGATTCATATCATAAAAGATGTGACCAAGCAATGGAAGCGTATTCTCACATATCACTTCGTAATCAAAAGAAGATGTTACAAACAATGGAAACAATCTTTGATGACCTAGAGAAACTTAGAACTAGCTTTAGGGCTGTTAAAATGCCCAGGGCCAAGAAACCTAAGGCATCCGATGCGCAAGTTGCACACTTACAATATAAACAGGAAGACATTGATGCAAAAGTTACCTCAATTAATCCTGTTCTAATACCAGGCAAGGAAATGTTATTTGTTTATAACACCAAACAAAGGGTGTTGACACAGTATGTAACGACTGCTACGAAGGGCTTTGAGGTAGGAGGTACTTCTATTAAGAATTATGAACCTACTTTGTCTAAAACAACCAAGCTTAGAAAACCAGAAGATATACTTCCAGAAGTATTAAAGCTCACACCTAAACAAATTGAAAAACGAGTTTGGGATAAATTAACCACTAAAATAAACTCTCCAGCCGGTCGTATTAATAAGGACTGTGTATTGTTGAGAGTAGTATAAAGGAATATGATTGAAGAAAAAATAATGACTAGAAAAAGGTTCTCTGCTGCGGTAGAGGCCTTGGTTCAACAAAGTAAAGGAGTGTCTTATATAGAGGCAGCTGCTTATATTATAGAGGAAAGAGGAATGGATTTTAAAAGTTTAAACAGACTCCTATCAGACTCTTTGAAACAAAAAATAGAGGCTGAGGCCACTAATCTAAATTTATTAAGACAAAAGAAGAAGAATACACTACCAATATGATGGATCCCTTTGACTCTTATAAGTTATACAATGCACTCAAGCTACACTTCGAGACAGACAGCTATGATGCTGTGAAGTATAATTATAAGTCTAATGTAACGCCTTCCTCGTTCTTTAAGAGAAAGGATAAATATTTCTTTGCCAAGTTGGCCAAGAAGTATGACAAGAATCTAAAAGAGTTCTATATATCACAATTTAAAAATACAGAAACGTATGTTGGTGATATGATGGATGAAGAAGCCGAAAAGAACTATTTGGATTTTAAAAGAATTCAAGAGAGCATACATCGTGTGTTTTCAATTGATATAAATAAACTAAATGACCAAGAACAGAAGTTCGATAAATTATTTGAAAGTGATAAAGGACAACTGCCATTGGTTATTAAGTTATGGATGCAAGAGGAAATTAGTTTAGAAACTATTGTTATTCTGAATTCCATATTAGGGTTTATACCTCGTGAATCTAAAAAAATATCAGATACCATTATATGGCCTGATACAAAAAGATTAATCGAGAAGTATACACCCTTCGTGAATTATAGTAAAAATAAATGCACAAAGTTGTTGACAAATGCATTTAAATGAATTATAATATAACCTATATTATGAATAAAGTGACATACAACAGAAACGGCAATAATGCCGTAATACAACGCATATACAACGGAGAAATACAATGTCATTTGCAAATCTAAAGAGCTCACGAGGCTCGTCAATCGACAAACTCGTTAAGGCTGCAGAAGCAGTATCCACTAAAACAGAATCCAATTCCTACGCGGACGACAGATTCTGGAAACCTACCAGAGATAAAGCAGGAAACGGTTATGCTGTAGTCCGATTTTTGCCCGCGAGAGAAGGTGAAGACCTTCCTTGGGTAAGATATTGGGACCATGGCTTTAAAGGCCCTACTGGTTTATGGTATATTGAAAACTCTTTAACTTCCGTGGGACAAGATGATCCAGTATCAGAGATGAACTCTGTACTATGGAACTCTGGTCGTGACGAGGATAAAGCTATTGCAAGGGAAAGAAAAAGAAGGCTACATTATGTAAGTAATGTTCTTGTTGTTTCTGATCCCTCTAACCCAGAAAACGAAGGAAAGGTTTTCCTTTATAAGTTCGGTAAAAAAATCTTTGATAAGATTATGGAATCAATGCAACCTGCATTTGAGGATGAAGAACCTATAAACCCTTACGACTTTTGGGAAGGTGCCGAGTTCAAAATCAAAATTAGAAAGGTAGAAGGTTGGGTAAACTATGATAAGTCAGAGTTTGCACCACAGTCTGCTCTCTATAGTGGTGATGAATCAAGACTTGAAGAAGTCTATAATAAACTATACTCACTACAGGATTTTCTCGATCCTAAGAACTACAAGTCATATGATGAGCTCAAGTCCAAGATGAATAAAGTTTTGGGTATTGATGCTGGTGTCATGGCTCCAGCGCCATCTGTTTCAGATGTAATGGAAGCACCAACTATGCAGACTGCTGCACCAGTTGTTGACACTCCAGTGGAAAGTAGTAGTGATGATGAGGATGAAACCTTATCTTATTTTGCTAAACTTGCAAAAGAGAGTTAAAAAACCTACGTAATAACAATAATACGGTTTTTAAGGGACGGCTGAGGTCGTCCCTTTTTTTGTATAAATACTAATACGTTCATCCCGTTCGGGACGGAAGTAAGGATTGGCCTGAAGGAACGCATCTTAACTTTTTAAATAAAGGAGGATGTTATGGCTCATTATCGAGGTGTTAAATATACTCCCCAAAAAGATACTAAGGCTACTCCCACTCAAAGTGGTGTGTATCGTGGTATTAAGTGGGTAAGTGTAAACCAAGAAAAGTTGCCTAAGAGACAAAGCGGTATTTATCGTGGCGTTAAATGGGTTGCTTAGTATTAAGAAACACGTTGAAAGGACCTTCGGGTCCTTTCTTCTTATCTACTCGCCAATCCTTGAGATGTTCTATCTGGCGTTGCAGGTTTTTGAGAAACAAATGTTTGTTGTCTTTTACTATTATCAGTAGATGATACTATGTTATTTGCAGCTGCCTGTATCTGTCCTTGAGTTGTTTTATCCAATTCGTTCTGGCCAGACATAACTTGTACTTCTTCTCCCCTTTCATTAAGTCCGTCGCCCTGTACTTTAAACGAATCAATAGTATCATCACCTAAAGTAAAGACACTATTAAACTTGTCGGTAAAGGCCTCTCCTGGTGTTTTACCACCTGGCCATGCGGCCGCTAATCCAGCAACTGCACCTGCTGCCACTGCCGCAGGGAATAGTAATATCTTTTTAAGAATTTTTAATAGTGACAGTGATACGTTCTTAATAGTGTCGCCCATACCTATATCAGCAATAGAATCTTTTATATTATCAATAAATCCTATTATTGTATCTTTTATTGTAGTAAATATATTTGAAAATATTTCTGCAAATGAGAATGATTCAAGTGATTCAGCAATGTTTTCAAATCCTAATTTACCAGCAATCCATGCAAAGACATTCCTTATTAAGTCAAGAAAATCAGTAACAAAGAATTTAAATAAATCACTAATAGTATTTCCAAGTATTTCAAAAATACCTTCTCCATTTTTTATACCCGAAAATATATTCTTTATGGTAAATATAATTGCTGTAAGAGGTACGAATAATCTTCCTAAGAATGAACCTATGGATTTAAATGCCGAAAATACTGTCTTTAAAATTCCTGTAACTCTTTTAAAAATTCCTTGAGCAGGCCCGAATATTTGTGGCTTAGGTATAAATTTACCTAAAGTTTTAAAAGTAGAACCTAATCCCTGTAATGGAGCAAGAACAAAATTCTTTAATCTACCTACAAGACTTCCAATTGCCTTAAATGGTTTCGTAAGAGTACCAATTATTCCACCTAGTCTTCCGAAAAATCCAAGTTTACCAAATTGGCCTGTGGTTTTTCTGAATACGTTAAGTCCTGCAAATCCTGCTGCAAAAGCCTTCTGAGCATTTTTAACTCCCTTTGTAACACCAGTAAATATATCCTTTACAGAATCAGCAAGTCTAGCAAAATTACCTTTTAGTGAAGTACCTAAAGCATTTAAAGATTTTGAAATACCATTAGCTAATTGAGAAGCTAAACCACCTGTGAAAAAATTAAGAGTTTTAAATATAGCTCCATAAAATAATTTCCAAGAATTTAATATTCCTTTAACAATAACTCCAGTACCTTTTATAAGTCCTTTCGCAACACCTGATACAAAACTTGCCAATGATGCTGCAACACCAGATACAAATCCTACTGCAAGTCCTAAAAGAGCGCCTGGTATTGCTAATAAACCTATACCAGCAGCCTCTACGGGTCCACTTATTTTACCTAGGTCTTCTGTATTTTCTAATATCCCTTCTAGTGCTTCTAAAGTTTGTTCTGCAATGGCTTTGGCTTCTTTCTTTTCTTCTAGTGACGCTAATTCATTACCAGATAATATTTCTGATAGTTGTCTTAATTCTTCTCTTTGGTCTTGGGTTAATTTTATTGAATCGTCAAGAAGTTGACTCTGAATCTTCTCTGCAAAGATGCGATTCTCGTCTATGGTTTTAGCAGTCTCATTTTGCTCTCTAAGCTGATCTGCTAGTTTTGCGAAACCTTTTAATTGGTTATCTTCTGGTGGTCGAGGATTGTCTGCCATATCTAGTCCTTAAATTTATTGTATCCAACACACTGGATATACACACCAATAGGGATTTGCAAATCCTAATAACCATAGAATTAGTAGCCATAGAGGTATCTGTACCCAAATTTTACCTTGTGACCACTCTCTAAATCTTAGGGCGTGTGGTGTTAATTTATTATATAACCAATTAGTCATTTATTTCTTATTCCCAAATGCCTGTGAACCAAAGAATGCTGCCACGATACCTGCCACAGCCACAAAATATGTTGCTGCCATGTCTCCTAGTATTTTACTTGCTGAATCTAAGTCAAGTATTACTGCCAATACTACTGCAAAGGGATATAATAACATACCGCCTAATGCAAACCATGCCATTTTTCTTTGGGCATCTCGCATTGCATCTGCATCTTCAAGTTCCTTTCTTTTAAACTCTAAATACATATCTTGTTCTTTGCGACTTACTTTGCCGTCACCATTAGTATCTGCGGGGTGATGACCACTCGATTTAATTTCTTCTTCGCCCACTATGTTCTCCTTCTATTCTCTTTTTTAATTCGTTCATTCTCTTCCTTTATCCAATCTTGTAAGAGTGAAACGTAAATCTCCCTCTCCCAAGGTAACATGTCGTTTAGTTCAGTCAAACTATACTTGTGATGTTGCATCATCGCGAAGTTAGTTTTATAATGATTAACTAAACTATCATGAGAGAGGCCTACGTAAAAAAACTTTGTAGTCCTCTTAATTCAGTTTCATTTTCTGTTCCACAATTTACACATTTAAATTGAATACTTGTTTTTAATGCAGGCATATCTTCAAAGAAAGCTGAAACCTTTTGGAACTGAGCCGTATTTAACGATTCAATAAATTCCTTCATCTGTTTTTCGCCTTCATTATCAGAAGTATAAACCCCATCATCATCGAATACACTTACAATACATTTCATAATAATATCAAATGCTGTTTCAATGGATTCTTCCTTGTTAGGATCAATACTTGATACGTCATCAAAAGATGGATATCTCATTTCTATTCCTACAGTATCTGTAATCATAACCACATTATTATCTTCGGGTACTTCCACTCCAATATCGTTGAAGTCTACAGTTACATCATTTTGTGTTTCACAATTATCACATTTAACTTTAAGACCTACAGATTCTCCAACCGATTTTGATCTAAGTTGTAAGAATAAGCTTTCTATGTCAAATGTAGCCAATTTATTTACATTAATATCATCTAAAACACAAGACGATATCATTTCTTTTGTTGCCTTAACAATCTGTTTCTGATCGTTAGACTCTAATGCCATCATTAATACCTTTTCTTCTTTTACAAGATAAGGTCTAAAAGAAACCTTTTTCCCTGTCGAAGGGATAGTTGTTTCATAACTGACACTATTCAGTTTTGGTAAAGCCATATTATAATTCTCCTAATTATATAATTCCTGATACGGCACTTCTTATTGCAGATGCAGTAGAAGAAAGTGGCCCTTCAGGTACATAGTTTTCGTAACTAAATGTTACATTTAATTTTTGGACAGTATCGGTACTATTATTATCCAAATTTATAGCTGCAACGGTAGTAGGAAAGGCTTTTTCTAACCTAATTCCGTATACAGGTATATTCTTTTCGTTTAGTTGCTGTATCACAACATCGACCGCGAAATCATTTTTAAACTTTGCTCGATAATTTTCTACATCGAAACAAACTGATAACCAATCATCAAACATATTTTTAATATAATAATCATTGGTAAGTAAAAAACTAGCTGTTACATCTTCATTAATAATACCGTATGGTATTTTAACTGTTTGTTTTTCAGCAATATATTCTATTGTACTAATTTGTCTGCCTGGTAGTGTTACATTTTCTGCCAGTAAAGATATATCTCTAGGATCATTTATAAGTGATCCAGCACCACCTCCAGAAATTAAAGATGATATAACACCACCGGAAGTATTAAGAAGACCACTTGCAGGCGATGAAAAGATTAAATTAAATCTATTGGCCTTTGCAAGTCCACCCCTTTTACTAATTGTGCTTTTTAAAGTATCTATTGACATTAGGACATCCTGTATTGCTTTCTGGAATCTCTCCAGACTGTTGCATCTTTTCGTTTTACAAACTGTTGTGTAGGTAAGAATATTGCTATTTCCCATTCTGTCATAGGTACTCGTACTATTCTAGACCTTACATGATTACCCAAGTATCTTTTCCAACATGGTTTAAATTCTTTGTACTTTTTTGTCCCAGCCAATAATTGATATCTTAACTTTAATCTTGTCGTATCGTTTATATTCTTCGGCGCTGTTGACATTAGTTCATCTAGGAAACGCGCACGTACTCCAGGCGATAAGTAATGTAGGTTAAGTCCACTAAACCCATTCTTTTCTGGTTGTACCATTATGGTAAGTGGAAACCTATCATAGTAAGGTAGTTCATTCTTTAACTTAGGATCATAAAAATACATATACATATTACCAGCAATCTCTTTTGATACTGGTTCTAATGCTTTATCCTTTAATAACTTCTGTCTTGTAGGTATTGCAAGATTCTTTATATTCTTTTGAAACCACAGCTGAGAACGTCTTGTCCTAGCAGTGACTCCTGCTCTCTGTGCATTTGCTTGTAATGTATCGAATAAACTAGCCATAATACTATTTATACTAGCCTTTAAGTAGTTTTATTCCCAGATTGGTTAAAGTGTCTTCGGTCCATACCTGAAATTTCCATCCCTTATGTTCTGCATATTGATTGGCAGCTTCCCATTTGGAAGTATTCTTAACATATGTCATTACTTCTCTGACATATCTCTTTGTTTTTCTTTTACCTTGTGGCGGTACGGTTTCTTTCTTTGGTTTAATTTCAATCAAAAGTATATCTTTATTATCCAATTCAACCAATAGGTCGACATAATATCTATGGATTTTATTATCGGTCTTACATTTATAGGGTACAACAATCTCTTCCGAGTTCCATTTCTTTACTCTCGGATTTGATTCACACCATCTAAATGCCTGTCTTTCCCATAAGGATCTATAAATAACCTTAGTGGGATCCCCCAGATATTTCTTAGTGTTCTTAATTGTATATTTCCCTTTGTAAGCCATTATAAATACTCTTATATTGTAAATAATTATTTATAAGGTAAAAAAGTATGTCAGGACAAATTCTACACTTTCCAATGTCACTAAGGGGAAAAGCCTCTAGTGGTACATCACACGTCAGATTTAGTATTGATAATCACGGCCAAGAAGTCGAATGTGATTCAATCCATTTATTTGTACCTCAAGGATTTTCGGTACCAGATTCTGCTGGTTATGGAACTATGGACTTAGGTCTTATTGAAGGCGCATCCAATGCAGAAAATGCAACTGGAGCAGATGCAGTTGCCCAAGCGGCAAGACAAGGTACTGCATTAGACGCAACTACAGGTGGTGCTGCAAGTCAATTAGTAGGAGCAGCTGCTCTGAAAAAGGGAATTGCTGTTAACCCATATACCGATACTACATTTACTAATACCAATATTAGGTCTTTTGGGTTTACTTTTAAACTTGTATCAGAGAATAAAGAAGAAGCTCAGATGGCTGCCATTATAGAGAACGTATTTAGAAAATACTTATACCCAGAAAAGTTAGGTGCAGCATCTTTAAGATACCCTGCCAAATTTACAATCGGATTTTTTAATGGTGGTAAAATTAACAAGTATATGCCAAAGATTATGGAATCATATCTGGTTAATTGTACTACAACATATAATTCAACAACTAATGCATTCCACGATGATGGACAACCAGTAGAAATCGATATGGCTCTTACTTTCCAAGAAACGAGACCACTCACAAGAAAAGATTTATACCGAGAAGAAGTTATTTCAAGTGGGAATATAGGATATTCCGAAGGAGCATTTGGAGCCTTTGATAGAATAAGAGGAGAATAAGAATGGCATTTTTTAAATTATTTCCTAAAGTACCATATGACTTAAGGAATGATGGAGTATTACAAAATATAGTTAACATATATCGTTCTGTAAGACCTCTTCAAAACTTTGTAGATAACGTATCAGCATATAAATTTTATGAAGTAAAGAATGGCGAGAGACCAGATATCGTTTCAGAAAGATTATATGGAACTCCAGACTATTATTGGACATTTTTTATTCTAAATGAATTTTTACACGATGGTCTTGCATCATGGCCTTTGTCCCAAGAGAATTTACAAGACTATATGGTTACAGAATATAATGGTTATGCAATTCAAGTGGCCAAACCAATTATTAGAAGAAACAGTGACCTATTAATTACCGACCATGAAAATTCACTTTCTGGTAGATTTAATATAGGAGAAGTCATAACAGGTAATATATCTGGTTCTAAAGGAACCCTTACAAAGAAAATAGTGGATTTAAATCAGTTAATAGTACAGGATGTGACTTTAGGCACATCAGGTATTCATCCACATACAGGTGTATCAGATTCTTCTATTTTGGGTGGAGCATTTATAGGTAGTAAAGGTGTAGGTGACGTACCATCCGAAAACGTTACAGGATTTACGACTTCCGATACAGTAGGTACTTGGGCAGTATACAAATATATTGACGCCCCATATTATTTTTATGATGAAACAGATCCAGAAAAAAGAGTTGCTGATAATGCTAGAATGATAGATGGAGCAACTCCTGATAGTAATTTAAATTACGTTAGTAATAGAGCACATTTAGAAAATACAAACGATTCTCGAGCAAAAATACGAGTTATATCTCCAAGTTATATTACACAATTTGTTGATATGTTTGAAACCGTTATTAATAGCGAGTAATAATTAATGTTTAGAAATACTTCCAAACTTATTAGCGGAGACCAGCCTGCATCTCCAACAGGTTATATTGTAAAGCAAATAAAACTTTACAGTAACTTGGCAGAAAATAACGAATTGGATATTAGAGGAATGGTAAGTAAAATAACCATTACCGAAAGCATTTATACAGGTTCAGTCCAAACAGATTTAATTATTTTAGATGCTGTAAACGCTATAGAAGAACTAAAAATAAATGGCCAAGAAAGAATACATATAAAACTTGGAAGACAAGAAGGAGATACCAAGGGTAATGAATTTATTGAATTTGATACTTACATTGCCGATGTAAAAAATTATTCTCGTTCTAATCCTGGATCAGCCTCATACGAATTTAAGTGTTTATCAGAACACATGCTCATAAATAATACCAAAACTATTGCAAGAGCATTTGAAAATACTACCGGAAACTTAATTAAGAAAATATGTTCTAGTGATTTAAAGATTAGTAATACAAAAGGTATAGAAACTAAATCAAATAATATAAAAGGTATTTATCCTAGACTAAGACCATATGCTGCCATAAAATGGTTAGTACAAAATTCATTTGATGCAAGTGGAGCACCTTATTATTTCTATGAAACAGTAAAGGACGGAGTACAATTTAAATCATATATTGATTTTCTTGATTCAGACCCACACAATCCAGTAGACGATCCGTATATACATGATGCATTCTACCAAGAAACGATTGGAGAAGAACAATATTATAAAGAAGCAAAAAGAAAGATAAGAAAATTATCGTCAGACTTAAATATGTCAAAATATATATCCGCAGGTGAAGGAGCATTCGCCTCACAAACTCATAAAATCGACATATATAATAAAAATTATGAAACGTCAAAATGGCAATATAAATCACTAAAAAAATTAAACCAGCACAAACCTTTTATTGAAAAGGACTTTAAACAATTTGGTGGCCGCTCTGTTAACCAATGTGATAATGGTAAAAATTATTTTATATCATTGAATAGTGGTAATAAGGATAATTATTCTAGTGCATTAAAAGACAATTTTAATAAGAGCCAAGGTTATTTAGGTAACGAATCTATTATAAGTCACGACATTGAACTTGCAGGTGATTTTACTTTACAGCCTGGTGCTATAATGCATGTAAAATTCTTAAAGACGAATTTAGAAGGAGTGACTGATACAACAGATAAAGTATTAACAGGTAAATATCTTGTAACAAGTATAGTCCATGAATTTGCAGATGAATATACTATGGATGTAAGAATTAAAACTGATTCTTTTGGAGCAGATTTAAACGATATACTACAGATTACAGAAGAGGTTCCTAATGCGTAATGATGAATTTATAGGTGGTGAATTTACTTGGTTCACTGGTATCATAAAAGATATAAACGATACAGAATTTTTAAATAGAGTTAAGGTAAACTGCCTTGGGTTCTATGATGAGGCCAAAGATGATGAATTACCTTGGGCCACAGTGATGATGCCACCAACTTCTGGTTCTATAAAAGGTGTTGGTATGAACCATAATTTACAAGTTGGTTCATGGGTTGTAGGATTCTTTAGGGATGGCCCAAGCGCACAAGACCCAGTAGTAATGGGTTCTATCGCTACACAAACAGATGGTACAAAAGATATACCCACAGAGGCACAAGTATCTGGTAATACCAATCACGTATACAAAAGTCAGTCAGGCCATGTAATAGAAGTTGATAATACAACAGGCTCTGAAAGAATAAATATAAAACATAAATCGGGTACAACAATTAATATTCCAGCAGATGGAACAGTATTTATTAATTCATCCAATACAACAGTTGATATAACAGGTAATACAACCGTTCATGGTAATTTAAGAATTAATGGTACTACACATTCAACTGGTGATGTATCCACGGATGCTGGTAATGCTCCAACATTGGCAACACACATACACGAAGAAGTGCCGGGAACAGGTGGATCATCATCTCCAAGTCCAGCAACTACTATGACATCCAAACCATTTGGAGGTGGAACAACGGTATCTTATGATGAAGAAGGAAACAGAACAGTAACTTAAAAGGTATAAATACTTATATGTCAACAATAAATACTACAGGCTCACCCGACTTACTATCCGACATATCTGTATCTGATAATAAGAGGGTTATAAGGTCTACAAAAAGAGCAAGTGTAACTTCTCGTAAAAAAGGATGGGCTGATTTAGATTTATCATTGCCTTTACATCCGTATACAAAAGACATTGTTACTTTAAAGGATGATACAGCAATAAGGAATTCAGTAAAAAATTTATTATTAACCAATTTTTATGAAAGACCTTTTAATAAAAATATAGGCGCAAATCTTAGAGGACTATTATTTGAACCAGCTGATGTTTTGACAGAAATTAGTTTGAGAGAAAATATTTCAAAGACAATACAGAAACACGAACAGAGAGTAGAAGTCAAAGATATAGAAATAATAAACGAAGAAGAAAATAACTCATACCGCATATCGGTAAATTTTTTAATAAAAGAATTTGATACCGATCAAAGTGTGGAAATAGTATTAAGAAGGTTAAGGTAGAATTATGGCAACGAATTTAAATGTAACGGAATTAGATTTTGATCAGATAAAACAAAATCTAAAAAATTATTTAAAAACACAAACTGAATTTTCAGGTTATGAATTTGAAGGTTCTGGGCTGAGTACACTTCTAGATGTACTTGCATATAATACCCATTATAATGCCATGGCCGCTCACTTCTCACTTAATGAGGCATTCTTGGACTCAGCACAAATTCGTGGTAATGTAGTCACAAGGGCAAAACTTTTAGGTTATACTCCAAGGTCTGTATTGGCGCCAAGAGCGACTATTAATATAGTGGTTAATGTTACATCGGAGGTAGGAACTCTTCCTAGTAATCTTTCCCTTTTAAGAGGGACTAAATTATCAACTACAGTAGCTGGAGAAACTTATCAGTATGTGGTATTGTCCACACAATCAGCAGCTTTAGTTACAGACGGTTCTACGTCTCCAGCAACAAAAACATATACATTTTCTAGTGTTGCAATTGCACAGGGCTCATATAAGTCTTTAAAATATAGAGTTGACAATGATATAGAAAATCAAAAATTCCAATTATCAGATTCAGATGCTGATACAAGTACACTAAGAGTTAGGTTACAAGAGAACGAAGAATCATCTTCTTTTGATATTTACACAAAATTTGAAACACTCTTAAATGTCGATTCAACTTCCAGAGTATATTATCTACAAGAAAATTCATCTGAGTATTATGAAATATATTTCGGCGATGGTGTTACAGGTAAGAAACCAAACAATAATAATATTATTACTGTAGACTATGTTTATACCGAAGGTGCAGAATCAAATGGTGCTAATGTATTTACTATGGTAGATACTATAGGTGGATTTAGTAATACAGCAGTTACAACTTTAACAGCTGCAGCTGGTGGTTCTGAATCAGAAACCACAGAATCAATTAGGTTCAATGCTCCACTTACATTTACATCACAGAATAGAGCTGTTACATCGGATGATTACAGGGCAATTATACAAAGAGAATTTACTAATATATCATCCATTTCATGCTGGGGTGGAGAAGATAATGATCCACCAGATTATGGTAAGGCATATATTTCTATTAGACCTTTAGTTGCAAATACACTTACTGACGCAGAAAAATCACAAATTACAGGAACTATATTAAAAGGTAAAAACGTTGTATCTATTACTCCAGAAATTGTAGATCCTAATTATACTAATTTAGAATTGGATGTATTCTTTAAATATAATCCAAACCTTACAGATAGAACATCGGTAGAATTAACATCTGTTGTTAGAGATACTATATCAGATTATAATTTTAATAACCTAAATAAGTTTGATGGGGTATTTAGACATTCACAATTATTAAAGTTAATTGATAATGCAGATCCTGCAATACAAAACTCTACAGTAAGACCATTTATGTTTATGGATATAACTCCAGCTATTACAGCAGGTTCTAATAATTTCGATTTAAAATTTACATCGCCTATTTTCCAATCTGGCAATTCTACGGCATTTGTTTTATCATCTACTGCATTTAAGATAGGAACAGTGGATCATTACTTTGGCGATATACCTATAGCAGGCACTACTAATAGAAAGGTAATAGTTTATAAAATAGTTGCAGGTAATAATGTAACAGTAATTAATGACGCTGGAATTGTAGATGTTATAAACGGTAAAGTAACATTAAATAACTTTACACCAGCCGATACAACTTCAATAAGAATTACAGTAATACCAAATTCATTAGACTTGGCTCCTAAAAGAGATCAATTAATATCCATAGATACAACCAGTGTCACAATTACTCCAGAAGTGGATACAATTTCCGTGTCAGGTTCATCAGGTACTATTAATTATACAACACCTTCAAGGTTAAGATAATAATGACAGTTAAAGATCCAAAATTTTATAGCAACGATATTATATCCCCAGGATATATTGAATCGAAGGCTTCTTCTACTAGAAAAAGTAAAGAGGATATTAGATTTAAAAGTCTAGTACCATCTGAAATTTTAGAAAACGCAGATGGTATTAAAAAACTTTTAGAGGCTTATTATACTTTTTTAAATTTGGATGAATTTATTTATGCAGAGAATGAAACCTTTTCTGATATAATACTAGATACTAAAGCAGTTTTTAGGATATCAGATCCTAATAATGAGAACGACGAATTCTTTACTGATGAACAAGGAGCTGATTCTACACTTACCGTAACACTTTTAAGTGGTGAGGTTGTGGCAATTCCTCTGAATAATACTAATGTAAGTATTTCAAATGGTAATGAATTACCAGGCACTTTGGCATCACTTACATCAGAAGTTGGTAAAACTTTTCAGGTTCAAAATTTAACCACTATACAAGATTCAAATGGGGCAAGTCATCAGTTAAATGGTTTAACAGCGACACTTGTTACTCCTGTTAAACATTGGATAGGCCCAGGGCCATCACATGTATTAAATAATATCGAAAGTGCAATGGATATTGATTCTAATTCAATAAAATATTTAGAGTTAATGCAGAAAGAAATTGCAGCTGTAATACCTAGAAGTATAACAGTTAATAAAAGAAACCTTTATAAAACTATTATTGATTACTATAAGGTTAGAGGTTCTTCTGATTCTATAGAAATATTTTTCAGACTCTTATTTAACGATGAAGTGGAAGTTCAATATCCTTATGATAAAACATTAGTACCTTCATCTGGTAATTGGGATATAAACGCAAGTTTACCTAAAGGTGGTCAGTATTTGGATCACAAAGGTTTCTTGTCATATGATATCAAAATACATGACAGTTTAAGATATCAAAGATTTTCATATCTTGTACGTACAGGTCAGAACGTATCTACTTGGGAAAATGTATTTAATAGGTTAGTACACCCTGCAGGATTTGTATTCTTTGGAGAAATTTTACTTTTAATCGAATTAAGTAAGGCTGTATTAGGAGAAGATGTTGGATCTGGTGATACATTAATACGAAAAGTATTATCAGCTATGCCCGAAAGACAACCGGGTGCAATTGGTCTAGAGGATATTCCATTACTTGTTGAAATGTTTGCATCAGTATTCTTACCTTCTATTGAGGCTAAGATTCATAAAAGTGCAACACTATCCATAACATTAAATGCTACAGGACAAGTAACTGCAGTTGAAGTGCCAGAAAGGGGATGGGGATATACATCATTAAGTGCATCAGACATTACTATAAATGGAACTCCACAAACGGGTCATAGTATCGTAGATGCAGTTCTAACTCCAGTTTTGGATTCTTATGGAAGAATTGATTCCGTAACAATTACCAACCCTGGATCCAGATATGGTAATATATTTGCATCAGTATCTGCTAATCCTAATGCTGGTAAATTATCAGATGTAATAGTAACGGGATCTGCAGATAAGAATTTTAATACTGCCCCAACATTAATATTTGGAGAACCTACTGCAGTAGATGACCTAGGTAATCCATTAGGTTCAAATGTAACTTGTGCAGCTGCATTTACATTAAACTCCGATAAGGAAATACCAACTACTACTTTAACAGTTGCGAATGGTGGTATAACTAATGCAGGAAGTGGTTATACAGTTGATCCAGAAGTGAGAATAGGTTCTAATGCTAATAACGAAATAAGAGCTAAAGATATTAAACCTATACTTATATTATTGTTAAATCATATTTCGGATGCATCGAGAACAGATATAACAAATAACTATTTTAACAGGAAGGGAACTTCCTACGTAACAGGCACTAAAAGGTATGCGTATAATGAAACCTTAGAGGTTTTAGGAAACAGAACTATACAAAGTACTGATGTAGCCAATATAAATAAATATAATGTGAAATCTTATATTCACATAAACTAAGGGAAACGAATTATGACAGCAATAGTAACATCAGCATTTAGAACGGTAAATGCCGAAAATTTTAAACAAGATGTCGCAGATGCAGCCACTAGCGTATATGTGGGAATAGGGAAGGCAGACGCTTGGTCCAACTCATTATCAGATACTACTGATACAACTCCATTTACACCTGTTGATGCATTAGATGCTACAGGAGAAGCCTTTCAGAATATGATTGGTATGAAACTTGTAAGTAGTGCAGACATCTCTCACGTAGTGCCTAGATATACATGGACAACAAATTCAACTTATGTGCCATGGGATTCAGATGACGGTTCAATATATGATAAAAAATTCTATATTATAACCTCTGAATTTAAGGTTTATAAAGTAATTAAGGGCGGTGGTGCTGGTTCAACTATACAACCTACACAAACACTTACTGATCCTCAAACAGAATCAGATGGTTATACATGGAAATATATGTATACTGTATCAGTTGCTGATGCAGAAAAATTCTTGACTAATTCATATATGCCAGTTAAGACAGTTGATTCAAAAGCAGGTGGACAGTCTACTGAATATAGTAGTGATTCTACTGCAGAGAATGCATTGTCAGAGGCAGATTATGCTCAATACCTAAACCAAAAAGGATCCCTTAATTCTACTACGGCCGCAGGTATTGAAAGAGTCGAAGTTACTAATGGTGGAACATATACCAATGCACCTACTGCTGCTATTACTGGAGACGGAACTGGAGCTACTGTAACAGTTAATATGAGTGGTACTGGTTCAAATAAAACAGTAGCAAGTATTACAGTAAGTGCAAAAGGAACAGACTACACTATTGCTGATGTCACATTTAGTGCTGGTGATGCAGCTGCAAGAGCAGTTATCTCTCCAGTAAGAGGACATGGTACTGATCCAGTTACTGAATTAGGAGCATTCTTTATTGGTCTTAATACACAATTAACTGGTAACGAAAGTGGCGATTTAACAGTAGGTAATGATTTTAGGCAAGTAACAATTATTAGAAATCCATTTAACTTCGGTACTGCCACAGTTGCAACTGCAGCAACACGTAAAGCATTAAGATATTTAGATTTTGCATCTGGTGTAACAGTTACTAATTTTAATGTTGATGAAGTAATAACTGGTGGAACATCAGGAGCTAAGGCATATGTAACTGAACGTGATGCAGCATCAGGTTACATATACTATCATCAAAATTCAAAAACGGGTTATAAATCATTCGTAAATGGTGAAACGATAACTGGTGGAACATCATCCACATCAGGAGCTTTAGAGTCAAGTAATGCATTAGGTAATCCGGAAGTACAACCAGGCTCAGGAGCCATAATGTTCTTAGAGAATAGAAATCCTATCAACAGAACAACAACACAAATTGAAGATATTAAGGTTATTATAGAATTCTAATATACCATTAGTATTAAAAACAGAGAAGAGATAATATGAGTACAACACGAATAAAAACTTTTGGAAACGCTCCATACTATGATGATTTTTTTACTCCCGACGCTAGTGGGAAAACAGTAGAAGAAAAGAATTATCATAGAATACTATTCAGACCTGGATACTCTGTTCAGGCAAGAGAACTTACTCAATTACAAACTGCCCTACAAGCTCAAATCGATAGACATGGTCAATATGCATTTAAACATGGATCAAGAGTTGTTGGTGGTAAAGTTACTGTTAATACAGAACATGATTTTATAAAAATAGAATCAGCATTTACTCACTCTGTTGGTGGTACATTAAATTCAGATAATTATTTATCCACATTTGTAGGTAAAGAAATTACAGGTTATAATAATGTTGGTAATGAAATTAAAGCAAAGGTATTATCGGTAGTTG